CCTTCAGACAACTCACCGAATTGATGTTCGTCAAGCTGAGCACCGATTGGTTCGCCATCAGGATCAACAAAGATTTTGCCAACAGAAGATTGATGACCGAGACCCTCGCCCTCATCATCGCCACCACCTGACTGAGGTTTAGGGATAGGCTTAGCGTTCTTTAACAAGTCCTTGAGAACTTGCACGAAAGACATGCCGTAATACTTAGGGTGTAGTAAAGGCTGGGCTCAGTCGTATGCTCGATGAACTCATGCTTAGGGTCAGACTCCTCGATAAACGAATTAACTACGTAGTCCATAGCGATGTTACATGCTTCGGGCTCACGCTTAACGAGATCGTTGTACTCAACACAATGGCGCAATGCTTTGTGTAACGACTCATGTAATACAACGAAACGTAACTGCTTACGGGTGAGACCCATCATAAAGTCTCTACCGTAGTAGACATCACGCCCATTAGTACCGGCTGTGGGCATGTCATCAACAATGTGGTTAGTACCAACACACGCAACACCCGACATGATGGCGAATGTTTTGTTATTGGATAAGTCCACATTAACAGCAACGAGTCGTTGCTCAGGTGTCATACGATCATATGTAGTAGACATATAAACTCCTTACTTAGTTGTAAAGTAAATCTTGTTTTCGTTTAACATCTTTTGGAATGGCGTAACAGTAACGAAGTAGTTAATCTTACTAACGCTATTAGCAATCGTATGACAGAACAATGACTGCATCTCAGCACGCATACGGGATACATACGAAGTAACTGCCTCAGCATGCTCACGTGATTCAGTATTAGTAACTAGCTTAAACGCCATAACGATTTGTGCAACGGGTGAACTAGCGACAGGTGCTTTGTCAGGGCTAGCGATAACAGTATTAAAGTCAGGGTTCTCACGACCGAATCTAATATACGCACCCAACGCATCAGCAGTAGGCGCACCGATCGTACCCTCTAAGGTAGCTTGCAGAGTGTCATCGTCTAGTGAGTCCTTGATATTCACGATGTCACTAACAGCTTGGAGAGAACGTGGTGTTGCATATGCTTGCTGACTGATACGAGGATTAAAGATAAACGAATTGTCTTTCTCAATATCTTTACCTGATAGCTCACCACCCGCCTCATAGTCTAAGAAGCTGTGGAATAACTTAGGATACTCCTCGGCAAACGCTAACACCTCCGGTGCAATGCCTTTCTCTGAACCCCAATTGACCCACTCATCTTTGTTAGGCTTGCGCATATTGACAAACACTAAACGATTACGTAAGTGCGCCTGAATAGAATCGCCTAAACCCTCAACCGCTAAGTTAGTAGCGCAGAATACAACGCTACCCTCGGGCATATGGTAGTTACCAATACGGCGTTCATAAACAATAGGGGCTAACACATCTTTAATATACTGACGAGACTTAGCGATCTCATCTAAGAATACCAACACAGGGCGAGCCCCATTGATACCCTTCTGATTGTTACGATTCATACCGAACCGTTCGTTAGGCAACTCACGAGAGATACCTTGTTCACGATCAATGTCCGGCATCCACACAGAGCCATCAGATAACTGAGTACAGTCGATAGGGTCTACATGGATATGGTTCGCAAACTGTGGGTCTTTGGCTAAGTGATAGAACAGCGCAGTCTTACCGATGCCGTTCTCGCCCTGTACGATAACAGTTCGCTTGTCACCAATGTTCTTGATGAGGTTTACAGTTTGTTTAAAAGAGAGCATTTTCATAATAGTTCCTTAGTTTGGGACATCGTGTCCCGTTGTGAGAGAATTTGTACAACGTACTACATACTACATATTTTACATCAAATCTATAATTGTTTCAGTTATTATTTCCTTTCTTTGGTAGGGGTTTGTACTAATTAGATACTGTGTAACGTGTTGGTAAGCGATCTCTGAATTGACCCCAAGGCTTAGATACCTTGCCTTGCTTGATGTTGAAGCCGTTTAGTAACAGGTCAGTCAGCGAATTACGAAAGTCTTTATCTGTAATACTATCAACAGCTCGCTTACGTGCTTGGTCACGCTTGGCTAATCTTTCCTCATATTCTTGCTGAGTAACACTATGATATGAATGTGTGTTAGGTGTCGGCACATAATCAAACCCACCCGCACGATATGCCCTGTTACTAGCAAGGATAGACAACACAGCTTCGCCCGCTTCCATAAAACTATTGATAAACTCATTACTTGCAAGGGCATCATCAATACTGCAATCACTCATGATCTTCTTGAAGTGTATAAGTTCTCTTGGTGCATGCCACCCCGAGGCAAATGGTTTGCCGTAGTTTGCGTCTAGGATTATGCTGTCACGAACCGTATCTAGTTTGAGGACAGCCAACGTCAAGAGGGTATCAAATTTACTACGAAACTCTTTACGTACGGCTTTATCTTCTGCACTTGAAACGAGGGTATACACATCTTTATGTGATGACCGAGACTTATCTAATAGCTCCTCTGCCGTAAACACTAATGTCGCTGTGATCTCCGGCTTAGTCCAAGACCCTTTATATACATAGGGCACACGTGCTTGCGTACCATCAGAACAATTCAACAAACTAAAATGCAAGCCGTGTTCCCAAAAGAATCTAGCCGTAGTTACCGTATCAACCCAAGACACCTCAACCTTATAACTACCATCGGCTTCGGGTGGGTAAAACGTAGCGACTTTGGCATCATAGACCTGATAATAAATAACACCATCGTCACGCTTGTGAATAGAGTAATGGGTACTCGCTGTATCTTTTAATGCACGTGCATTGTCTATCATTCTAGGGTACTGCCACTTCTTACTACGTGGTGGAGACCATGCACCTTCGTATCTTGCTAACGCTTCTTTATAGCTAATCATAATATTTCTCCTTGTTCATTAAAGTAAACATCGTTTGCGTCATACACTTCACTTACATTGTCGGGGTTAATCTCATCTTCATACGCTTGCTCTAAGCGTTTATAAATACTGTCCGCATATTGCCGAGCCTCATCTAACACCCATTTCTCGAAGTCCTCATAGTCTTTGATCGGACAATCCTTATCTGCATGAATCAAATCATAGACCGCCTTGACAGGCATACCCTGTAAGATACAGTCAGACTCTAAGACATCTACTTCGCCATCTTCATCAAAGTAATTAACGCTTGTGTCATATAACAACGACGTCGACATAGTGTTACTGTGAGAGTATCTACCCCCGAAAGTTATGTCCAACTTACTACCTACCCAACCCTCAACGATAAGAAAGCGCCAACAGCTAAAGCCTATGGTATCAACCGCATGAGCATCAAGAAAATTCAAGAGGTGCACATCACCACGCCAACAAGCACCATCACCTTGAGACCAAAAGCCTGTGAAGTTAATCTCATCTATGTTGAACCCGTAGTCTTTAGCCTCTGCCTTGGCATCTTCATACACATAGTCGAACCAATCATCACCGACCCAATGCTCAACGTAATGATGTTGCGCTTTTTCTTTAGCATGAGGTTCTAACTCGTGATACCTGAGCTGTACTACATCTTCTACTTCATTCATTTTCATCTCCTTCATCTATACAATCTTCTTCATCGCACACAAATATAGGATACTCAGGGCGAATCTCACAGCGTTGATACATCTTCAGCGCCTCCATCTCAGCTTGCTTGGCACTATCCGCTTGTACCTCAACGTATTCTGCTGTGGTCATCAGCACGTTATATGTTTTCACTTTCTTTCTCCTTAACAAGTTTGCCTAACACAGAACCATATGGTTCATACCCATCATTAAACGGTTTCTCGATACTACGCACCACATAGAACCCATCATCAGGATCATATGAACCGAAGCTAGCATCCTCCTGTATATCTCCATCTTCCTCGCCTAACCTAATGAATCGGTAGTCACACCTATCATAGAACGGCGTATCTTCTACGGTAACTAACTCATACAGGCTAGTATGCCCTTTCACATCGTCATATGAGTCGTACCACTTAACGTCACTTTCATAGTAGTTAATCCGCAAATCTTTAAAGTCCACCTCACATTCTTTTAATGCGTTAATCATATGCTCATCACCTGAACCGAACACATATGTGACGAACTCACCCATCGCACCGTCATCTTCAAACGCTATGATGTACGCAACCTGACTTCTATATCCCATGATTACTCCTTCTCTCTCATACGTAATGACCCATCAGCCTCTCGATACAGCTCGACCTTACCCCTCTCTAATAAGTCCATCGCCATCAATACCTTAGCTAGGGCACTCACGGATCTTTTAAAATTTGTGTAACTTATTACACAAATTACGGTGGCTAAGACTGCCCACACCATTAGAAACATCTCTGCATAACTCATTTGTCTAGTACCTTTCTTAACGTGTTTGGGACAACATGTCCCGTTTAATTACAACTTAACCTACATAAACCCTTAAACCTAGCGTGTGATACGGTAGCGTGATGTAATACCTTGAGTCGTTATGGTGCTCGGCTACCTCTACCAACATGGCATCAAACTTCAACACCTCGTACCTATGAAACCCTCCCTTGTAATCCTTACGTGTTATCCAATCACCGACCTTGACCTCACGGTTTGCTTTTATATTCATCACTACCATTTGATACCTCCAATCAATTCAAAGAAACTAATATTAAATAACGCTGACCAGAACATCAGCCCCAAGATGGCTGAAGCCACCAAAAACAAAACGACTTCCAAAAATTTAAACATATGACCCCCTAAAAGATGATGACCGAGACTAATTAAAAATGGGACAGGCTGTCCCGAACTACGCTTCAAACAAACCTGTCGCTAACAATTCCTCCTTACTAAACAAGGCGGTATAGTATTTAGGTGTCTTATCCTTACGTGCTAACGCATCGCACCTAGCGAGTGCCTCATTTAAAAATATAGACTCACGTATTAAATGATCTCTACCTGATTCAGATAAGTTAATGTCCCACATGTTGTATTCATTGTCTGACATAGCCTCAAGTATTTTGCCCCGTAGTTTCTGCCGTACTTTGGGTATGGGGTCAGGTAATGTCATAGGGAATGGCTCACGGTAGTTTGTTTGTGGTGTGCGTGGTAAGGCATAGAACTTCTCCATCACACGTTCTCGTATGTCAGGATCTACCCAATGTGTCCACCATACGCCGCCTGATTCAATACCTAGTTTCTCCGCTACAACTGAGGGAGGCAGAGCATGAGTACGCATGTGGTTCTTTAACATATCTCTAACAGCACGTAAGAGTATTAGGTATCTTTGGTTAAACTTATAGTAAGAGGGGTTCTGTGTTTGTAACTTAGGTTGATTACCCATCACACTTTCGATGTGTTGTTTGAGGGGCTGTAGTAATTCCTCCCATGCGGTACGTAATTTAGTATTAGCTTTTTTATGCACGGCTCTCGCTAACTTGCGCTTATAAATTAAGTCTACCTTTTCCTGTACCGAGTGTATTGGCATTGCGGGGTATCGTTTAGTGAGGTACGTATAGAGTTGATTCCTTGTTTTCTTTCGGCGATACATTGTGCTTCCTTTCAAGAGTATTAGGGTTTTACTGCTTAGTGTCCACTTAATTGTCCACCACGTCCAAGAGTAATAGCATTTACATGACCACAGGAGGACGGCTTCTAAGCCTTATGGGTATTGGGCTAGCGGGTTTTACGTCCAGATGTCAACCAAAATAAAAGAACTAATACATTAAAGCTTAAGACCAAGAGTATTAGTAGAATAATAATCAGAAAGCAAAGTACAGTCAAGCACTAATACTCTTATATATATCTAAAATACCTTTTATATTTATATATAGGTTGACATCTGGACGCACTTTTCTCTAAGCCTTATGGGTGCTAGGTTAGCGGGCGTCCTCCTGTGTCCGAGAAATACTAATACTCTTTGACGGTGCTGGACACTCGCTTTTCTATAACATGTTGTGCAGAACGTCTGCACACTTATACTCCTACCTGTTTTAATAGCTTTGAGTACACCACATCAGCTCGTAGTGAAGCACAAGGGCGAATGGCATAGCCCTCCCTACCTAATTTCTTCCAAGCGTTTGTAGCCCGTTGTAAGCTGTCTGTTGTACGTATCACTTTGTTTGATTGTAGTTCGATGATGAAGTAGCCTGCTGTTTTCATGGTTATTCTCCTGAGTTGTTGAAGTAAATGAATAGTGTTACGAGTAATGCGATAGTGCCTAAGACTGCGAGTAATGCTTCCATGTTTATTCTCCTTCGATCGCTGTGGTTACGTGGTTTGCTAAGTCTTTCATGAGTGCTAGTGTTACTAAGCCATTATCGTTTTCTACATCAGGTTGTGCCTTGATGAAGTTCACATAGTCCATTAAGGCTTGAGTAATGAAAGCGGGCATTACTGGGTGTGAATCGAATAGCTTTGTGAGTTGTGTTTTCTTCATGGTAATTCTCCTTAGTATGTTTGGGACACGATGTCCCGTTTGTTTAGATTTGACAGTATTTGGAACAGCGATGAAGCCTCGCCCTCTCGCATTACTTCGCAATCGTTGTCAAGAATCGCTTTTGTTCTGCTTTGCTGAGTGCTTTGTATTTGTTAATAAGTTGTGAAACAGGATCAACAGACTTGCGTGTAACAGGTTTGCCTTCCTTAGCGAACCACACCATAACATTGCGCTCCCAAGACTTGCGTGCTGAGTCTGCTCTCTCGCCCTTAACTTCGAATACCCAATTGCCTCTGTTACCAATTGAAGCTGTGCACTTGTAATGCGTGGCGTGTGTCTTGGCTAATACCTCAACAAGTTTGGGACAAGCTGTCCCGTTTAGTTTGCGTGCAATCTCTTGCATTGCTTCACCGTATGTCTTACCGGCTTGCATATAGTTGCTGTATGTGTTGTTGATAGTGTTGATGTTGTTTGTTGTTAATGTAGCGTTCATTTGATTCTCCAATATAAAAAGCCAAGCGATGTGGCTTGGCAACACAGAACCTAACCTCGATTCATACTTATATTATAACACATGGGGGGTTTTGCTTAGTAGTATTTCGGGTTTGCCTAACCCCACCCACCCCCTATCACCCCTTTTGTGCAGTAACGACCCCTTCGTACTACAACACTAATCCCCAGCCGCAATCTAATTTTTTGTAAAATTCTGTACAATCTATGTCAAACTTTAGACAATAATAAATCCGTGAGTAAGAAACCCAATTTGCGCTAGCCGGCTAATGCAAATAAAAAGTAAAAAAGCGGATATGTATAAAAAAAGTTGGAGAGTATGCAAAAAAGTATAAAACCCCGAACGGTAAAGTCCTACACAAAATGGTCAAAATATTGACCAAATGACCCGAACGGGAAAGTCTTATATAAGACTTTGAATTTTTTAATTTTTACTTTCAAAATCCCAATTGCGCCAAATGAAAGTAAAACGTATAGATATCAAGCGGAAATAAAAACTCCTAACGGAGTTGAGGGGGCGGAAATAAAAAAACCCCCACCGAAGTGGGGGCCAAACTCATGGAACTATCAAATGAAGCATTACACTCTCACATGTAAACCGGCAGGAGAACCGGTGAAATAATTATTACACAAAAATAAAAAATACGCTATACTTCCATCATTACGCGAATCCCACCGCGCTCATCAGGAGGATCTACTTGTTACTGCAGCATTTGTTAACCGAAGACGAAGCAGACTTTGTACCAGACATAATGGCTGAGAGGGGAGACTTTACCCCGCTTGATAAGTTAGGTGCCCCACAAACGCTAAATGCACAGATCCGTACAACGGACTTCTTGGCGGAAATTACTAAAGATGACGATGAGAAAATAAGTGAAGCTTCAGAAACCCGAGCGGTTGAAACATTCACAGCGCTAGTAACACAATCTCCAGATGCTAAAAATAAAATTCTAGAAATGCAGTTGCCCGAAGAAGTTCGGTCAAGTGTGGCTATGCTTAGTGAGTATCAATGGAAATTTATTGAGCAAGCAGAAGAACTTAGATCTATGGCAGTGGCAAAGATTGTTAAAGAGACCGACCACCCTGATGCCAGAATTCGTTTAAAGGCATTGGACATGCTGGGCAAGGTAACCGAAGTTGCGCTATTTACCGAACGTATCGAAGTTAAAAAAACCGAGCTCAGCGATGAAGAGCTTGAAAAGCGTATCAAGTCCAAACTAGGTAAGTACATGGGTATTGCCGATGTGATGGACAAAGAAGTGTTGGATATAGATGTGGATTTAAAAGAAACCCCGCCAGCTCTAGACGAAGAAGAAGCCGAATGAGCTACGATTGGATGACCCCAGAAGAAGCCGCAGCAGCTGAACTGGCGCTAAAACATATGACTTTGGAGGAGAAGGTCTCCTTCCTAGAAAGCTTAGAAGAAAAAGAACGTAGGTGGGAAGTTGCTAACGCGGCTAAAGATCCATTGGCGTTTGCTTCAAGAGTATATCCTGGGTTTAAGATTGGTCCACATCATAGGAAGCTGGCAAAGATATTCGATGATGTTATTGCTGGTAAAAAGAAACGTGTGATCATAAACATCGCGCCACGTATGGGTAAGTCTGAATTCAGTTCTTATTTGTTCCCGGCGTACTTCTTAGGTAAATATCCTGAGAAGAAAATCATTATGGCAACGCACACTGCAGGTTTATCAGAAGACTTCGGTAGACGTGTACGAAATTTAATTGATAGCGAAGAGTACAGAGAAGTATTCCCACAGACAGTAGTAGCGGATGACCAGAAGGCGGCTGGTAAATGGTCGACTGGTGCTGGTGGTCAGTATTACGCGGTCGGTGTTGGTGGTGCCTTGGCTGGTCGTGGTGCTGACTTATTTGTGATTGATGACCCGCACTCTGAACAAGATATGAAGGCAAACAGCCGATTGGCGTTTGATAATGCGTGGAGTTGGTTCCAGACCGGTCCGTTGCAGCGTTTGATGCCAGGTGGTGCGATCATAATTATTATGACTCGTTGGAGTTTGATTGACTTAACGGGTAGGCTGGTCGACTTTAATATTAAGAACCCAGACAGTGAGCCTTGGGAGGTAGTTGAGCTGCCAGCGATACTGCCATCGGGTAAAAGTCTCTGGCCTGAACAGTGGCCTCTAGAACAGTTAGAGGCTAAAAAACAACAGATGGACCCTCGGTTCTGGAACGCGCAGTACATGCAGCAGCCGACATCTGATATTGCTGCCATGATAAAAAGGACGGATTGGCAGATTTGGCCGCACGAGGATCCACCTCGATGTGATTATGTGATTCAGTCATGGGATACCGCCTTTGAAACGAAGACAACTTCAGACTATTCTGCTTGTACGACATGGGGAGTCTGGTATAACGAAGAAGACAATAACAGTCCGAACCTCATCCTATTGGACGCATTCAAAGATCGAATGGCGTTTCCGGAACTTAAAACGGTGGCGTTAAAGCATTACAAGGAATGGGATCCAGATGCGTTCATTGTGGAGAAAAAAGCTTCAGGTGGACCGTTGATCCAAGAATTAAGAAGAATGGGTATTCCAGTACAAGAATTTACACCGAGTAGGGGTAATGATAAGATTGCACGTGTGAACGCCGTTTCAGATCTATTTGCAAGTAAAAAGGTCTGGGCTCCGGATACACGATGGGCGCGTGAAGTAATTGAAGAGATTGCAGCATTTCCAGTGGGTGAGCATGATGACTTTGTGGATACCTGTACTCAAGCACTATTACGTTACCGCCAAGGTGGGTTTATTAATCTAGATAGTGATATGGCTGACGAGCCGTACCTCTACCGTCGCAGACGTGCGGCGTATTACTAAGGAAAAGAAATGCCAGTAGATAAAGCGCTTTATCAGGCACCGCAAGGGCTAGAGTCAATCATCGGAAACAATGAACCGGATATTGAGATTGAAGTAGAAGATCCAGAAGCACTGAGAATCAGTGTTGAAGGCGAAGAAGTATTTGATATGGAGAAGGTCGGAGGCACAGAGGATTTCAATATGAATCTTGCTGAAGAGATGGGCGATAGTGAGTTAGCATCTTTAGCGAGCGATCTAGCCGGCGATATTGAGAATGACAAGTCTGCCCGTAAGGATTGGGAAGATATGTATAAAGAGGGTATCGCGCTTTTGGGCCTCAAAATGGAAGAGCGTACCGAACCTTGGGACGGAGCATGCGGCGTATTCCATCCGATGATTACTGAAGCTGTTGTAAGATTTCAAGCCGAAGCGATCATGGAGACATTCCCAGCTAAGGGTCCAGTAAGAACACAGATCATCGGTAAAGAAACCCGTGAGAAGAAAGAAGCAGCGAAACGTGTTGAAGAAGATATGAACTTCCAGATCACGGAGAAAATGCCTGAGTTCCGTGGTGAGCACGAGAGAATGTTGTGGAACTTGCCTTCAGCAGGATCTGCGTTTAAGAAGGTATACTACGATCCGGGTATTGGTCGTCAAGTATCTATATTTATTCCAGCGGAAGATATTATTCTGCCATACGGAACAAGTGAGATTGCATCAGCACCACGAGTAACGCATTTAATGCGTAAGACAAAAAATGAATTAACTAAGTTAATGCACGCAGGGTTTTACCTTGATGTTGACTTAGGTGAACCAGAAAAGTTCAAATCAGATATTCAAGAAAAGAAAGACAAAGAAACAGGGTTCAGCGCAAGCTATGACGATCGTTTCGAGTTATTTGAAATACATGCAGATTTAGATTTACCAGGATATGAAGACAAAGATGATAGCGGAGAACCTACAGGGATTGCTCTACCTTACGTCGTCACAATGGTTCGGGGAACAAATGAGATCCTTGCCATTAGACGAAACTGGAATGAAGATGACGAACTCAAAATTAAACGTCAACACTTCGTTCATTACCAATATATTCCCGGTTACGGCGCCTACGGCTTCGGACTGTTCCACCTCATTGGAGGCTTTGCTAAAAGCGCAACAAGCATCATGCGACAGCTCGTCGATGCAGGAACTCTTAGCAACTTGCCCGGTGGACTCAAAGCTCGTGGCTTGCGTATTAAAGGCGATGACACCCCCATTGCGCCGGGAGAGTTTAGAGACGTAGACTTAGGTTCGGGTAATATCCGCGACAACATTCTGCCACTTCCATATAAAGAGCCTTCAGCTGTATTGGCTGCCTTGATGGATAAGATTGTTGATGAGGCACGTCGTTTTGCTTCTACAGCAGATATGAATGTTAGCGACATGTCTGCTCAAGCTCCAGTAGGTACAACGCTCGCTATTTTGGAACGTACACTTAAAGTAATGTCGGCTGTTCAAGCACGTGTACACTTTGCTCTCAAACAAGAACTCAAACTCTTGGCTGGGATTATTAGAGATTACACGGAAGATGATTATGAGTACGAGCCAGAAGAAGGAAGTCCAAGAGCTAAGAAGTCAGACTTCAGCCATGTCGATGTGTTGCCGGTATCTGACCCCAACGCTGCCACACTCTCTCAGCGAGTTGTCCAATACCAAGCGGTTATACAGTTGGCTCAAGCTGCACCACAAATATACGATCTACCACAACTGCATAGACAGATGTTGGACGTACTCGGTATTAAGCACGCGGATAAACTCGTACCGCTTGAAGATGATCAGAAGCCTAAAGACCCCGTAACAGAGAATCAGAATGCACTGAAGGGTAAACCTTTAAAAGCATTCCTCTATCAGGATCACGAAGCTCACATTGCTGTACACCAAGCAGCTATGCAAGATCCACTGGTTCAACAGCTTCTTGGACAAAATCCACAAGCACAAGCTATTGCAGCAGCAATGTCAGCACACATAGCAGAGCACGTAGGTTACGCATACCGTATGAAGATGGAAGCAGCGCTTGGTGTGCAAATGCCTGCGTCTGATCAAGATATTCCAGAAGATATGGAAAGAGAAATGTCTAAGATGTTGGCGATGGCTGCACCACAGGTTCTCGCGCAGTCTAAGGCTATGGTAGCTCAGCAACAAGCTCAACAAAATGCTCAAGACCCAATCATCCAAATGCAACAACAGGAATTGGCGATTAAGCAGAAAGAAGTTGATATTAAAGAGAAGAAGCTTATGACTGACGCAGCTGCTAAAGCTGATGAGCTCCGTTTGAAAGAACAAGAGATCAAAGGTAGACAGCAGATCGAAGGATTTAAGGCTGGTTCAGATGTATCGTACAAGAAGGATCGTGCGAGATCTCAGGATCAAATTGAAGGTTTCAGGTTAGCTGGGGATATTGTGAAAACAAACCAAGCAAACAAGAAACAAACTAAAGAGTAAGGAGAAAACTCATGGAATTACAAGCAATGGATTTTATAACAGCATTACGTACGAAATTACGTACGGATATGAACAACTACACTGACGACTTGGCAAATGGTCAGTGCACAGACTTTGCTCAATACAAAGAGCTCTGCGGGGTGATTCGAGGTCTAGCCTTTGCAGAGCGCCACTTATTAGACCTCGCTGAGAAACTTAAGGAAGACGACGATGAGTGAAACCATCGCATTACCGGAATCAGAATTAATTCTGCCACCCGGATTTGAAGCAGTAAAAGAAGTAGAGGAGCAACCACCGGAAGTTAAAGCAAGCCAAATCCCACAGCCTAAAGGTTGGAAGCTTTTGTGTGTTTTGATTGATGTGGATTCTAAATATGAGAGCGGACTTCTCAAAGCTGAAGAAACAGTAAAGACTGAAGAATTAACTTCACCTGTATTGTTTGTTATGGCTATTGGTCCACAAGCATATAAAGATCCAGAGAAGTTCCCAGACGGTGCTTGGTGTAAAGAAGGAGACTTTGTTTTAACGCGTCCGTATACCGGGACACGTATCAAAATCCACGGTAAAGAGTTTCGCTTGATTAATGATGATCAAGTTGAGGCTGTTGTGCAAGACCCTCGCGGAATTTCCCGCGCTTAATAGGAGAAACAAATGAGTGATGATTACAAATTCCCGGATGAGGAAGATGTGAACGCGGATATCGACATTGATACTTCTGCTGAAACTGATATCCAAATCGAGATTGAAGACGATACTCCAGAAAGAGATCGTAACGCTAAGCCTTTAGATCGTGAAGTAGCTGATCCAACGGACGATGAGATTGAGTCATATAGCAAAGGTGTTCAAGGCCGTATTAAGGAATTGACACATGCGCGCCATGATGAGCGTCGTGCTAAAGAAGCTGCATTGCGTGAGAAGCAGGAATTAGAGCGTCTTACACAACAGATCCTTGAAGAAAATAAAAAGCTTAAGGAATACGTTAAATCTGGTGAAGCTACATATGCGGAAACGTTAAAAGCTAAATCAGAAGCCGAGCTGGAAATGGCTAGACGTAAGCTTAAGGAAGCTAATGAGAGTTATGACTCAGAAGCCATCAATGCTGCGCAGGAATCTCTGATTGAAGCAAAGATGAAAATGGAGCAGGCAAAGAATTTTCAGCCAGCCCCTTTACAAAATCGCGAAATAGATGTACAAATGCAATATGAGCAGCCGCGTGCTCCCGAACTTGATGAAAAAACCTTGCGCTGGCAAGCTAAAAACCAGTGGTTCGGAAGTCCAGGCTACGAAGAAATTACAGCCTTTGCACTAGGGCTGCATCAGAAACTAGTAAGCACCGGATATAATCCGCAAAACAGTGAGTACTTCGAGCAGATTGACGCTCGCCTAAAACGGACTTTTCCAGAGATGTTTGAATCTCAGGACGAGGATCGTAGCCAAAAGTCAGCCCCAACAAAAAAACCAGCTACGGTTGTGGCACCATCGTCACGGACTACAGGCGCTAAAAAAACTGTGAAGATTACCCCATCTCAAGCAGCAATTGCAGATAGATTAGGTATCCCACGGGATCTTTATGTTAAGGAATTTTTGAAAACGGAGGCTAATAATGGCTAATAATCGTACCCCTCGCGACTTAGATACTCGCGCACAAGAAACTCGTTATGAATATGTTCCGGCATCTACATTGCCAGAACCAACACCTGAACCTGGTTATACGTTCCATTGGGTTGCAACAGCTATCTTAGGACAAGCTAATCCAACAAACGTGTCACAAAAGTTCCGTGATGGTTATATTCCGGTTAAAGCAGAAGATCACCCTGAACTTATGATCCAAGGTGATACAAACGGAAATGTGGAAATTGGTGGTCTTATGTTATGCAAGATACCAACAGAGCGTGCGCAAGGTCGTAAGCAGTATTACGAACGCCAAGCGCAATCTCAAATGGAGTCTGTGGATAACAGCTTCATGCGTAACAACGATGCTCGCATGCCATTGTTTGCTGACAAGAAATCGTCAACAAGTCGTGGTGGTGGGTTTGGTAGTGGTTCTAAATAATATTAATTGGAGGTCTTAAATGGCTACTGTTTTTGCCCCTTATGGGTTAAAGCCGATCAATTTGATCGGTGGGCAGGCATTTAACGGCGGGGGCGTACGCGAGTACAAACTTACTGTTAATAACACTGACCCAATTTTCAACGGTGACTTAGTTCAAATCGTTGGTGGCGTTCCTACTGTAATTTCAGCAACTCCTGTTGCCGGCACTACAAAAGGTATCGTTGGCGTTTGTTCTGGTGTGCGTTATCAATTAGCTGGTCAGCAATTAGGTTACCCATTGTGGTCACAATATTTGCCAGCTAACGCAGTAACTGCAGGCTACACAAACATTTTCATCCGTGTTGTTGAAGATCCAGATCAGTTATATCAAGTACAAGCTAGTGGTATCGTTACTGCTGCTTCTATTGGTTTAAACGCTGCATTGGAAAACTTTACAGCTGGTACAGGTGGTACAACTGGTAATACAGTTTCAGGCAACTCTGTAGTAAGTTTGGATGATGCGTCTATCGCTGATACAGCTACTTTAGCTGTTCGTATTGTTGACTTGGTAAATGAGCCATCAACATTCGGTGGTAACTATCCATCAAACCCAGGCGACGCCTTCACTGATGTTATCGTCAAGTTGAACTTTGGTGTTCATTCTTATCAACTTGCTGTTGGTTCAGCTTAATAAAGGAGCTTTTTAAATGGCTATTTCTCGTTCACAGCTCCTAAAAGAGCTTTTACCCGGTCTTAACGCATTGTTTGGTTTGGAATACAAACGTTATGGCGAAGAGCATAAAGAATTGTACGAAACAGAGAAATCTGAGCGTTCATTCGAAGAAGAAACTAAGTTGTCTGGTTTCTCTGCTGCTCCTGTTAAATCTGAAGGCGCTGCTATCGCTTATGATAACGCGCAAGAGGCTTTCACAGCACGCTATACACACGAAACAATCGCTTTAGGCTTCTCAATCACTGAAGAAGCAGTTGAAGATAACTTGTATGACTCATTGTCTGCTCGTTACACTAAAGCTCTTGCTCGTGCAATGTCTTACACTAAGCAAGTTAAAGCTGCTTCTGTGTTAAACAACGGCTTCAACGGTTCTTACGCTGGTGGTGATGGTGTATCTTTATTCGGTAACGAAGCAGGTACAAACAACCGCGTTGGTCATCCATTAGTAAATGGTGGCGTAAACTACAACAGCCCTGCAGTTGGTTCAGACTTAAACGAAACAGCATTGGAAAATGCAGTTATTCAAATCGCTGCTTGGGTTGATGAGCGCGGTCTCTTGATCGCTGCTAAGCCACGTAAACTCGTAATTCCACCATCATTAATGTTCGTTGCAAAACGTTTATTAGATACAGAATTGCGTGTTTCTACAGCTGACAACGACATCAACGCATTGAAACAGATGGGTTCTATTCCTGAAGGTTACACAGTTAACCACTTCTTGACAGATCCTAACAACTGGTTCTTGATGACTGATGTTCCAAACGGCTTGAAGCATTTTGAGCGTTCTGCTTTGAATACTTCTATGGATGGCGACTTCGACACTGGTAACGTACGTTACAAAGCACGTGAGCGTTATTCTTTCGGTTGGTCAGATCCTTTGGGTATCTGGGGCTCTAACCCAGCCTAATCAAACTTTACTGTTTGAGACCCCGCTCACAAGGCGGGGTTTTTTCTTTTTAGCTACTCGTTTTTTATGTTGGAATTCTTCGTAATGATGCTTACGATGGCAGTTCGCGCATAGTACGATACATTTTTTGATTTCTTCTCTAGCCTTAAGATAAGCGCCAGATGCAAGAAGCTTGTGAACTTTGTTATCTGATTCGTGAGGATTCACGTGATGGAAATCTAATGTGGCTGGATGGTTCTCTCCACATTCAAGACAGCTCAGTGTTTTTTTAAAAGCTGCCCATTTAGCTTTAGATACTTTTCTTTGAGCTGATACTTTCTTTTTTATTGCCTCTTTATTTCTTTCGTAGTGCCTTCTTTGGCACTCATTTCTTTTTTCTTTGTCGAGGTACGGCATTTAACTTTTTTCTCCAGTAGATGCTGTGTTTGTACGCCCATGGAATACTTGGAGAGTATATCTTAAATCCTGCATTTATCAAAGAGTTAGACGAAGCTGGATTTTCTGTAGTGTCAGTAATTAACCAATTCCAACCAAGAGAAGCTGCTTTTCTTTCACGCGCTTTAATCAATCGTGTTTGTAATCCATTACCGTTATACCCATCCATAACGCCCGCACGACATAAATATCCACAGTCGTACCAAAGTTTTGATCTAACTAATCCAGCGAATGCAACAGGCTTTCCGTCTTCAGTATAGGCAACCCACCAATGCCCTTTTGTTGGCATATATGGCTCATCCATAGGCAAGCATTTCTTTTGCAAATGAATAATCACGTTGCAATCTGCTTGATTTCGAATATCAATGTACCGAATAGTGAATTTGGTGTCTTTAGCCATATACATATTTTACGTAAAAATTGTTGCAAAATCATAAAAAAGTAGTAATATATTAGAAACCGGGAAAAACCGGCTTATTAGACTGTCCCGGCAGACGATATACCGACTAATAAGCGTATCTTGTATATAAGGACAATTTGCTATGGCACGTACCACATTTAGCGGCCCAGTCGCATCCCAGAATGGCTTCATTCTCCCAGCTTTAACAACTACTGAAGTTAACGCAATCGTTAACCCAGCTACAGGTTTGATGGTTTTCAACGTAACTACAAACGCAGTTACATACTATAACGGTTCAGCTTGGGTCTAAGGATAAAATCATGGGAAAAACCACATTTAGCGGGCCAGTAGCGTCGCAAGGTGGGTTCATTGAGAACTCATTTACAACAGCAGAACGTGACGCGATTGTTAACCCAGTAGTGGGTTTAATGATTTACAACACGACTACAGATACATACGAAGTTTACGGCAATTCTGGCTGGCAAGAAGCATTTGCACCTCCAGTGCCTCCTACAACTACTTATACACGTGGGGTTGACTACACAAACCCAGGCATAAGCTGGACTTCAGACAATGGCACAACAGGTCGTTTATATATTAGCAATGCACAATGGCTTAATACTGGCTGGCAAGACATCATTGCCACACCTTCAGGAACTTCTTTCACGTTTATTGATGCCTTGTTTAGCGTTACAATTACAGGCACAATGACATCTGTATTTGGTGGAGGAGCTGGTTCTTATTTTGCAGATGTATCATTTAGTGCACCGGTAATGCCTACAATGTCAAATCAAAACGTCATTTCATTGACTATCTAAGGGGCTAGATTATGACGATGCAAACCGACGTAAGATCAGCTCATTTAAATAGCTCTGGGGTTCTTGTACCACAGCGTACACGCCTTAAAAGCTTTACGGTTATTGGTACAACAACAAACGGTCAGTTAGTTTTTTGGGACGATTTAACAGCAACTCCAACAGCCGTAACATATGCGCGTACAGGCAATCTAGTAACAATAACGCATAACGCCCACGGGCTTCAATCTGGCGCTAAAGTAGGTTTACATTTTCTACCAGGCACCGGCGGAACAGCTACGGATGGTAATTACACGATTACTAAGTTGACTGACAATACGTATACAGTTCAAGATATTAATTCCGGTTCTATTACTGCTGGGGCTACTGCATACGAAAATGGTAAATGGGCAGCAACAATCGAAACTAACGCTCAAGGTGACGCATTTAATACGTTGTTACCGGGCGAAGGCCTATTATTCGAACACGCCATTTATGCTCAGCTTGTTAATATCGACAACGTTACAGTGTTCTATGGCTAAGAAGAATCCGTCCCTCGCAGTAGGCCGTGGTGAGAAATTATCAGTCTCTAAAGGGGCGGGCTTAACCGCTAAAGGAAGAGCTAAATATAATGCAGCTACTGGATCGAATCTTAAAGCTCCAGCGCCAAATCCAAAGACTAAGGCTGATGCTGGCCGTCGTAAGTCTTTTTGCGCTCGGATGTCTGGTATGCCTGGCCCGATGAAAGATGAAAACGGCAAGCCTACAAGGAAGGCGGCTAGTTTAAAAAGATGGAATTGCAAATGACTACACCCTTATCTAAAGACGAACTAGCTGCGTTAATCAAAGAAGCGGTAGAGCAGACTATACAGTCACATCCGCTAACTACTGATGAGTTACATTGGGTTCGTATGGCGATCAAAGCAGAAGCAGAACGTGCTGAGCTGCGTAAAGCAATTATTCATAAGTCATTAGCTGGTTTAGTTTGGGCTGGACTTGCAACAGGCGGCGTTTATTTTGTTAACTTTATTACAAGTCATTGGAAATAATTATGCCGAGTGTATCTAAAAAACAACGTAATTTTATGGCAGCCGCAGCGCACAATCCAGCATTTGCTAAAAAAGTTGGTGTACCTACGAGTGTCGCAAAAGAGTTCAATCAGGCCGATAAAGGCCATAAATTTAAGGATGGTGGAATCATGAAACATGACGACATTAAGCAAGACATGCCTATGATGAAAAAAGTCGCTAAGCAAGAAGTTAAGGCGCACGAAAAGAAGATGCACGGAATGAAAAAAGGTGGCATGTGCAAAGGCTACGCTAAAGGCGGCGGTATCGAGATCAAAGGTAAAACTAAGGGAAGAATCTGCTAATCATGGCTGAAGAAAAAAGAAACGAAGCTAAAGACTTTCGTGAAAAAGTAGATAGCGCCATTACCGGCATTGGCACGCGCCTTAAGAATGCAGTAGTTGGTTCCCCTGAGCAAAATGCTAAAGCTAAAGAAGAAATGCGTAAGATGGATGAAGAGAAGCCAGATACGACTCAAGCTAAAGTTAATAAAGCTTTGGGTATGAAATCTGGTGGAAAAGTTGCTGGTAAATTAGCAACTAGAGGATACGGTAAAGCACGATGAGAGCAAGCAGAGGAATGGGAGCTATTATGCCCACTAAACAACCTAAAAAATCAGTCGTTATGGCTGGCGGTAAGTGGATTCAAGAAGCTATTAAGAAACCCGGTGCT